CTTTTTCGTCGAGATTATCTAATTCTGTAATTGCTGGTAATGTTTTTGTAATTTCATTAACGGCAGCATAACTATCGTCAACACTTCGAACCTGTCGATGTTTTTCTTCGATAACTTCTTCGGCTGGAATATCAGCTGCTTCGACGTCAGAAGGTCCTAAGTTGAGTAGTTCTTCTAATTTCTTTGTCATACTATTACTTATCTCTATTTCAATACAAAATTCGCACTAATTGTAGCACGTACTTCTTTTGAAGTATTATGAGTTACATAGTGTTCAAGTGTGCTAGGAAATAACACAATATCTCCTTCTTTTAATTGCGGAGTATATCTATTATTATAAGGAAAATTCATAGATTTTTCCTTTATTGCAGACCCGTGCCAAAAATCATTACCTGTTTGATAAAATACAAAATTTCCGCTGTTTTCTGGAAGTTTCAACATATATGCACAACTGATAAGGTTGCCGCTTCCTTCGTGATGATGAATTTCTTGGTATTGGTGTTCTTTGTATCTATTTAGCCATGCATAGATACTGATATCGATTCCATTCTTCTGTACATTTAGTTCTTTTAAAAAATCATCCATCACGGGCCTGATATTTTCAATAAAAAAATTCCACGGAAGTTCTTGATTTTTATCTAATGAAAACGACGAATCAACATCGCCGTGCCATGCCGGAATATTTAAAAAGTAATCATCGTTATCGACATACTTTTCAAATTCTTTTTTAATTGTATTGTGATTTGGCATCTGTGCAATAAAAACTGGGATGCCAAATAGATGTTTAATTTGACTCATGTAACTACTTATTTGAAAATACTAAAGTAATTACTTGTTTTGGTTAGCGTCTGTTTCCGCCTTGATGGAAAATATCCCCTTCATTCACAACACGGAATCGTATGCCTTGTTGTTTGCACCACGCTGTAGCAGCCTCCCACTTGGCTAAATTTTTGATGTATTGCTCTTGGTTATATCTACTATTACCTACTTTATCTCTAAGCGTTTGATTACTAGGTTTTACCTCTACAACCTCTGCATGTTTTTTACCGTTTTTATCTTTGTATGAAATAAAAAAGTCAGGAACATATATTGTATATTTCCCTGTTAATGGATCTCTGTAAGGTATTTGAATGCTTTCACTTGCCCAATTTTCAACCCCAGTGTGTTCGTCTAGCATTCTCATAAACACGAACTCCCAACTGCTACGAGACATTGGAGTTTTTTTACCAACATACTTGCCGGGATTTTTCATCTCAAATTTGCCTTGAGCAAAACGTGGCATTATGGTGCAATATTCCTTGTTTTGGTTATATTAGGAGTTTCTACCTTATATCCTAATGTAGAAGTTGACGGTCTGTTGTTATTCAATATTTTTGCAACGACTGCGCTTATTTCTAAATTTCCATAGCCTTTTAAACTATCCAACACTGTGAAAATTGATACACCGTCTGCTTTAGATTGTTTTAACAATGTAGCAGAAGTTACGGCAGCAGCATCTTCATCAAACCCTCGTTGTTTAAAGAAAGTTAAACAAGCATCTACTTGTGCTGCCGGAAAAGATAAAGGAGTTACACCATAATTTTCAAAATATAACTTAGTTGGTGTAGCACTATCTGTATTATTTGGTGATGGTAAATTTGTGGCCATTAATTATCTCCTGCTCCAACTTCACCTTCTGCAACCGGATCATAATTAAAATCCCAAGCTGAATTAATTATTGTTTTTTGTGATGCAACTGTGGCAGTATTAACATCGTCATTTTTAGGAAATACTGCGCCTGCAACTCCTGTAACGCCTCCAGCAATTGCCGATATACCACCCGGAGAACTTAATAAGCCAAGACCTTCAGATATCAAACCCTTTCCAGTTAAATTTTTAGCATTTTGATAAGTGTTAATTCCGGCGGCCACTGTTCCTAAGAAACCAGCAGGACTATTAAATGCTGCTCCTGATGCTATGTTTCCAAATACCTGTTCCAATCCGTCAAGTACACCACCTTCTCCTAGCAACGATGTAATACCTCCGCCTGCAACGCTTAGTGGGCTTGGTGTAGTATCATAAAGTAAGGTTGCAAATCCTTTTGGAGATCCGTAACTTACCGTTCCTGAACTGTACTGCACTGCTTCGTACTGTAAAGTCATATTGCTTTCAGCCATATCAGCTGAAGCGTAGTGATCCATTCCACCGTGTTGCCATTGTGTTATTTTTGGATTAACTAATGTATAACCTACGAAACGCCTGCGTCCCATTGTGTATATTGACACTGATCTGAATAAAGGAACAGAAATGTTACTATCTAAACCATATCTGTAAGAATCGAGTACTGTATCTGTTGGTCTATAGTGTGTTGACGAATAACCGTGACTAGTGATGTGTCTATCTCTGATATAATAACCATAATAGATTGCCCAAAGTGCATTTACAACACCATTATTGTCATCGTGAAATGTTAAACTTACAGGTTCATAATTGAAATTAGAATATATTAATTTTTTTCTATTATACTGATTTAGTGTCGATGTATCGAAACTAAATTTTGGCAAGTCACAAGATTTGACTAGTAAAGAAACTTCTTCACTATGTTTTGTTGTAAAGGCTGATGCTTTGTTTGCAGTTGGATCTATCTCAAAACGAACATAATAGCTAAACTTGTGTTTAGGTGCTAAACGAAAAGTATCATCAACAAACAAGCGTGTGGCATGTTGCCAGTTAGAAACTAAACCCTTAGGGCTTGTTAATCCGTTTGCTACACCGCCAAGAAACCTAGTGAATATATTTGCCATAACAATATTTATCCATAAAAAAAGCCCAGGAAAAAACCCGGGCCTTTTGATTCAAACGGTGTAATAAATTACTGACCGCCTGCGCCAGTAGTAGCCTGACCAAGATCAGATAGTGCTCTACCAACTCTTGCACCAATACCACCAACAGTACTAACTTCACTAGCGCCTGCTGCCCATTGTTCAAGGTTGTCAAAGCGTATGCTTAATGCTACTTGTGCCGCTTCGTTGTTAGTTCCGTAATTTAGGTCACCGTAATCTGCTGATACTAAGAAACAACCGTATAAGTTAAATGTTTCTAAGATATTTGCTGGTAAACCTGCATTACCGCCGTCTAATACTTCGATACGTGTAGTAAACTTGTAGTCTACACCAGATCTTGCAGAAGCTTGCTCGATGAAATCGAATTGTTTCTGAATCTGTTGACCGACTAGTTTTTGTACAAAACCGCTTGCATCATCACGTAGGTTAAGTGTTACAGCTTCAAGTGTATACTTACCTGCTAGATACACACGCGAGTTATAAACGGGCAGTTCAATTTCTTCGAATCCTACTTTAGGGCGTGTTACATCTACAACCTGTTTAGTAAGTTCTGTTGCTGTTTCAGCACCGAAGTTTAGGAGAGTGACCCTAAAGCGGTACTTGAGTTTTGGCATCAACAGTACTTGGTTGCCGCCGTCTAGTGGAACACCGAAGTTGTTAAGTGATGTTATAGGCATAATTAAATCTCTCCTGTATTCTTGACACGTAGCGGAATGTAAATGAACTCAACAGCCTTAACAGGTTCAATCGCAATATCAACATATAGTTCGTTACGATCAATTCTTGCTGGCGTGTTGTTGCTTTCATCACAAACAACTGCGAAGTCATAAAGTGCTCTTAAGCCTACCAATTCTAGTAGTAAGCTCTCACATGCTTGCTTGATCTCGTCTCTTGTAATCTTATCATTTGGTTCAAAGATGTAAGGACGAGCAAGTCTGTTCAACTGTGTACGCAAGTAAACTACTAAACGTGCAACGTTGATTCTATCTAGTGCAGAAGCATTTCTTGCACGAGTTTTCTGACCGTAGTTAACAAGACCAATACCGTTGAAGAACGTAATTGGGTTAACTTTTATATCATATAGTGTATCACGCTGACCTTCGTTTAGTGCAACAGTTTGGAATTCGCCTGTTGAACTATCAATGTAGCCAACTGCTGTTGCGTTAGTAATACCACCACGTCTAGTACCTGCTGGTGCGAACCAAGGATAAGAAACATTATCGCTTAGTGCAATAGTTCTTAGCATCATATGTGAGCTAGGAACAACTGCATTGCTACCACCCAAGTCAGTTGTAAATCCATTTGGATAGAAACAAGCCATGTACTCGTCGTAGGTAACAATACCATCGTCACCGTTATCAAATACTAAGTTAGCATTAGTTCCCCAAGTAGTTAAACTTGTTGCGTCTGCTGGTAAACGGAAAGGTGTATCACCAATAACAAATGCTGTTAAGCCTCTGTCAATGTTCAAGTTAACTAGGTTGCTCATTAACTCAGGATAACCTGGGCAAGCAATTAAGTTAAAGTTACGACGTTCTTCATCACGTACTTGGTCGTTAGTATCAACAACACTCTTAAGTGCTTGTGTTACAACAATACGCTGAGCCTTACGTCCAAAACTTCCTGAACCATCTTCCTGATTAGGACTTGCAGTTACCCAACGGTCTGTTGCATATCCGCTCATTGATTCAGAGTCATTAAAGCGAGGATTATCTGCATCTACATCAATGTAGTTGTTGATGTAACGCTTAACATTTCCGCCGCTTCTACGAGTATTCCAAAGTATCATACCTTTTGGATATAAATCTGGATCTGGAGCATCTGGATCTAAGAAACTGTTAGTTAACAAGTCTTTGATTGATGCTGCTGTATCACCAGTTGCACCTGATAAACCATAACGTGCATCAGCAAATAATACACCGTCTTCTGTTGTTTGATCAGTCTTATCTAATTGAACCCAATCAATCAATTCACCGTTATAACGATAAATGGTCGGGAAGTTTTCAATATCTGCTGTGCTAACCCAAATATCACCGTCTACAAGAGGAGTACCATCACTTTGTAATGTTGGTTCGCTTGCAGATACTTGAGGACCGTTTGGATCTGTAGCAGGATAAACAACACCATAACCGACCCATGTAGTTCCGTTATGAATCATAAGATCTACATCACCAAATGCAGGGTTGTACCACAATGTTCCATCTGTTGGTTCGTTAGTTGGATCATTTGCACTTGCATAGAAGTCACTAGCTGCTAAAGGCTGCCAGTTACTTGCTAAGTAGTCGTCGCTTGCGCCTGATGGTAATGTGTACAAGTTTTCTGCTCCACCTAATGTATCAATATTAAATGGAGTAAAAATTGCACTTGCAATTGCATTAGTTCCGTCAGTTATGCGGAAGTCACCACCTAATTTGTGGAAAATCTGCACTTCTGAAGAATCAGTTACTGCCGCTTCAATGTGGTTAAATCCAGCAGCATTAATAGCGGTAGCTATTAAGTTTGCGTCTGCATTAGTTCCTGCTGCGGTAAACGAAACTTCTATACCAGTATCAAGTGCTACTTGGTTTTTAATACTTTCTGAAATTGTGAAAGAATAAACAGTAGCACCTGTAAATGTTCCTGTTTCAATCTCGTTTGAAGTAATAGTTGTGTTTCCAGTTGCATTTCTGCGCCATACACGGAAAGTTGCAGTTTCTGGAGTTTGATCATAACCGCTGTTTTCGTTGCTGTTAGTTTGAACAAAAATACTATCAATTGGAAGGTTTTGTCCACCACCCGCTCTATCTAAGTAATATAGAGAAGCATTTGTTGTTGCATAAATTGGAGCATCGTATGCTACCCAACTTGTAGTATCGCTATCCCAACGCTTAACTCTCCAACGTGCACCATTGTTTGGTTCTGTAGTTTTAACCCAAACACTTCCTGTTGGACGTCCGTCGTTATAAACAAATGAACCACTACGTTTCCATTCTGGTGGATTTGTATGCGGAGTTTGCTGTAACGCTGGTCCATAGTGTGTGCCAGCATAAACATTAGTTCCTGATGTAACACCAAAAATTTGATCAAGGTCTGCTGTTCCTGCACCGATTACAATGGCATTTTCTAACGTACTATCTGCAATATCATCAGATGCTGTGTTACCGCTGATGTACAAATACAACTTGCTACTAACATTTCTAGCAGTAACGTTCATAGTTTTAGAAGTTAAACCGTTGATCGTAGAAACTAGATCATCTAATGTATCGCTACCATTAACAGTAATTGTTGTGTCGTTGATAGTAAAATTACCAGCAGTTAAAGTACTTGCTGTAACAGTTCCGCCCATTACAGTCGGGTGGCTTGCTTGCCAATCATTGCTTCCAACATGTACCCATGTACCAGCTGGAACACCTGCTTGTGTGTTTCCTGCTGATTTATAATAAAGTTTTGCTGGTTCTTTTGTTGGATTTGAAGTATAATTGTCAGTAGTTTCAAATACGATTGCGTAATCGCCTATTGACCCAACCGATCCAACTGGAACACCGTTAGAAACTTTAGTAGAATCATCATCTGTTAATACAATTGGTTCTTTAGAAGCAAACTTCTGTCCACCTGTTGTACTAATTGCTGCACCATTCCACTCTTGGATACCCCAAGTAGTAGCACGTGTATCTACCCACCAAGTACCATCATCTGGATTCGCTCCCGGAGCTTCTGTTTTTCCTTCTAGTTCTGCAAGGTTAACATTAGCACGGACGATGAATGCTGCGTTTGAAACACCTAGCAAACTGTATGCTGCTAAAAGTCCATATTCGTTTCGTTCGCTTCCGTGTATTGGTGTACTGCTTGCGGTCTTTTCAAAGTCTGGTACTCCAAAAAGATCTACTAATTCTTTTTGACTAGTTATTTTATAAACTGTTCCTACATTCGACGCTAAGGTCGCCTCTGCTGTACCTGTGCCAGCAGCATTTGATTTATCTTGTGCGGATGCTACAACAATTAATGGTACAGTTCCCGGTGCAGCCGGGGTGTAAAAACTTTCATCAATTACTGTAACTTCTACGCCTGGTGATGTTAGTGCCATTACTATGATCTCCTGGTAATAGTTCTTTGCTAATGTATTTAGCGGTTATTCCAAAAAAGTGCCCGTTTAACCTATTGAAAAAGGCGAAGAAAAGGTGTAAATATATGCATGAGACCGCTTTGTAAGACGTGCAATACACGTCCGTGTGCAATCAATTACAAGAAGAAAGGAAAAACATACTATCGTAGTCAGTGCGAAGCCTGCATGACTAAAGGAGCGAACTATGGTTTACCTAGATGGTATCGTGCAGGATATCGACAAAAAAATAGTTGCGACAAGTGCGGATTCAAATCACCGCATAAAGAAGTGTTTAGGGTGTTTCATGTTGACGGCAATTTAAATAACTGCCGTCGTTCAAATTTAAAAACAGTCTGTGCCAACTGTGCCCAATTGCTCGCTAAGACTGATGCTGCGTGGCGTCAAGGCGACTTGGTGTCCGACTATTAATTCTACTTTTTTATACAGATCTTCAATAGTTCCGTCATTTGAAATGTCATAATCAAATTTAGTATCAACCCATGCCCATTCGCTGGCGTGAATTTTTAAAGTTTTCATCTCGTTTAATGCTTCATTTGATCCGCGGTTCGCATCTATAGCTGTTTGATACCAAGAAGGCAATTCGCCTCTCTTAACCCAAACAACTACTCCTCCGGCGTCCTTGATACTTTGAATTTCATTAGGAAATCTGCAATCAGAAATAACAATACTATCTTTAGAATTTCTAAGTTTGTTTTCTAACGAAGCAATCCATATATCGTCATGGAATCCGCGGCGACAAACTTCAGTACCCCAATATTGTAAAATCCAACGAGGAGTTAATGTTGGCATTGCTAGTCTTTCCGCCCACCAAGGATCTACTTGTTCTCGCCATTCTCTGGCTTCTTTTGTACGTCCTTCGAGCATGGTTCTATCCCACCCAAACACACTTGCGACAGCATCCTTGAGCGTATTAGCAAAACTTTCTCTTCGAAATTCTTTAAAATTTACAAGATAATCAGAAACAGTGTCTTTCCCACTTCCGATAAATCCGCAAACACCAATAATCATATAACTCTCCTAATATGAGTTATATTATAACATATTGATTATGAAAGTCAACGATTAATACCAAGGTTTTGGTCTAATGACCTTTCCTGGATTATTGAGTTTGCGAGCAAGTGTACTTGCTGTATTGATAGATTTAGTACGCCTCTGGCGTCTTGATTGTGTTGGTGCTGTTCTAGCACGAGTGCGTTTCATTGTTTGTGCTCTAGCAACGTTATACTGCTGAACACATTTAGATGGGTGGCTCACTTGTCTGCCAGCACGGATACCTGTCGAACAACGAAAACGTAATTTATCTGTCCCGCCTCTTGCGTCGTGTTTGCCCATACCCCAAACCATCTTAGCAGTTTCGGTATAAAACTCTTCGTCTTCTAAAAAGATAAATTCGTCTGCTCTCATTATCCAATAATCCAACTGTATCCAATGCCACCAGAAACAAGATTAGTTAGTTCCATTGTTAATCTTTCCAGATCTTGGTGTCCTTCTTGTTTAATGCTTGTTCCGTTTATAGCAGTACCACCTTGAGGTCCAGCGATTGAAGCAAACTTCTCTCTAGCCTGTCCCAGCATAATCTTACAGTTTGCCAAGGTGTAATCTTTAATC